TTATGCCTGCTTTATATCTTTATGCTTATTCTTATTAAAAAGATTTTGGAGCTTATCAGCTGCTTCTCTATCAGGTTTTCTCAAGAAGTGTGAGTAAATGCTGGTAGTGGTTGTCGCCTTGCTATGTCCCAGTCTTTTCGCTACTGTCTGAACATCCACACCTTCAGCTATCAGCAGGCTGGCGTTTGTATGCCGGAGCCCGTGGAAAGTGAGTTCAGGAAGATTATACTTCTCTCTGAACTTTTTCCACCATTTTGAAGGCGTTGACGGATGAATAGGCTTTCCATTCCATTGTACAAATACCCTGTTGCTTTCACGACCATCGCTATCTTTATACCATAAATCGCCAACTTTGAGCTTCTGTTCATTCCACCACTTTCTGTATTCTTTAACCTGATCTACTACTATATCAGGCAATGCAATAACTCTTATGCTACTTTCATTTTTGGGGCTTTTTGTAAACGTACCAATGCCAGGAATATATTGTGATGCCTTATTGATAGTTAATAGTTTATTATCTAAATCGATATCAGGCCAATCAATACCATCTAATTCCCCAAGGCGTACACCACTAAAAATGGTCAAATACATCATTGTACGGTACTTTATTGGTTCTTTGTCTAATAAATTCAGTACCAGTTCCACAGTATCCTCATCGTAATGGGGAGCCTCTTTTTTCTCTACCTTTGGCGGTTTAATTCTTGCTGCCGGATTGCTCAATATTAGCTGCCAATGAACAGCAGTTTGAAGAATAGAGGATATCAGCCTATGATGATGTTTAATGGTCTGATCTGAGAGCGGAGCGGGTTCACCATTAGTTGTAAATATGCTGTCAATAGGCACTTCTAACACGTTACTTATAGCAACGGCGGTTGTATACTTAACTGATTTACCATTCAATACTTTTCGGACCGTGCGGATTTGAAGATCAGTTTTTCCCGCCAATTCTTTGTCTGTGATTGCTTTACCATTGATAACCTTTCGCAGTTCGTTAGCTTTTGCGATATGGGTTGTATCTTCGCGGATCCCTCTCTCTTTAAGATTTGCATAAAATTCAAGTAGATGAGTTGGCTGTATTTTATCAAGGCGTATATGACCTAAGGCTGGTAATATCCTGGACAGCAATTGTTGATACCGATGGAATGTTTTTGGCGCTAATTCTGAGGATGCATAATCCTTAATCCACTTCTCAACAAACTCCGCAAAGGTCATTTTTGATCCATCCAAGTACTGTCCGGATTCAACCTGCCTCTCGAATTCCAGGGCTATCTTCTTCAATTCTTTTTCCCACTGCTTATCCGTCATACCGGGAGGACGCCTTACGGTTTTTGGTACTGTTATTTTTTTGCCGTTTATGTCATACCCACACGAAACGGTTATCTGCCATGAATTTTTTCCTCTCTTTCTTATTGAGGCCATATAATCACTCCTCTAATAACTTCAGGACTCCTAATGGCTCAAAATAAATAATGTAACAACCAAGCTTAAGAAGCATTCCGTATTTTTCTTTGTAATATTGAATAGCTTGCTCTAAAAACCATTCAGTCACTCCGAAGAATTCAGCTAATTCATATTTGTTTTTGATGCCGCACTTCGATGCTTCTATTAAACCATGAAAATTTACTAACCTTTCATAAGCCCAGGCTCGAGCCTTACGTTCCTGTTTTCTGTTTTCAGCTTTGCTTTGATCTAAGATGTTTCCGCATGTAGTGTGGTAGTGACCTAATTCTTCGGCCAGCACGCAAGCTTTTTCTGCGCGTGTTTCGATTGCGTGATTCAGTGCTATATTTCCGTCTACATATAGTCCTTTGAAATTTCCGATATTTCTCTCGTATACATTTAGCCCCTCATGATTGGCCTCAATAAGAAGTTCCTCATAAAGCAAAGCATATCGCCTCACTTCTGTTGTTCTCTTTTTGAGATGATGAACTGAATAAAGTCATTTATTTGTTTCATTTCTTCATCTGTGAGTTCAACGCCGTCAGGAAGATGCGCCGCTATGGTAGTAGGCTTATATTTACAATCGTAAGCCTCTTCCAATTCTTCTACTGTAATGCCCAATGCTTTGCAAACTTTTATAACATTATTAACAGAAGCATTACCAATACCTCTTTCCAGCATTGAACGTAAAGTTGTATATGGTATACCTGCTTTTTCACTAAAAGCTTTTAGATTTAGGCCCGTATTCTCTATCAGCTTTTTTATCTCTTCGGTTCTATCCATGTAACCCCTCCTGACTTATACGTTATTTCGTACTTGCATCCATATACTACCACAATTCTGTTATCTTGTAAATAAAAACAATACGAAATTTCGAATTTCCCCTTTAATCCAGGCATTGACAAAATACGATATTGAGTATATACTGAATACTGTAATACGAAATTTCGTATCTAATTGGAGGTGAGTATGTGTACAAGAATTTAGAAGCAGAGATGGTCAGGATAGGGATAGCAAGAAAAGACTTGGCAGCACTACTGAATGTACGATACGCGACCATTGTAGATAAGCTTAAAGGCAAATCCAGCTTTACACTTGATGAAGCCTTAAGAATTAAAAACAGTTTTTTCCCCAACTTAAGTATCGAATACCTATTCGATGTACAAGACCAACCAGCATAACCCGAAGAAAGCGAAGGAAATCACCAACCGTTACATATGCGATGTAGACAAGTGAAGGGAGGGATCAGGATGCAAGAAAAAATTAAGACCTCAAATGAAGCAACGGTTCAAGAGAGGCCAATTTCAGATGAAGATATTCAATATCTCAGGGAGCTTGCAGATAAATCATTTACTGCGAATTTCAGCATCGTAGGCTTTAAGGGCACTGATGATTAAGGTATTAATAACTTTTATTTGTGCAGAAGTAATACCTGCTTTATTGAGAATTTCCATAGCTTTTTCATCATTTGTAAAGACATTATCTAAGTAATCTAAAATTTTATCAAAATCGACCATAGAGCTCACCTCCCTTCAAACAGATTTTACCATGCGGGGAGGACGAAGAAAAGAAAGCGAGGTGAATTAAGTGAAGAATAAGGATTTAGCAGCTAAAGAAAAAAGAAATGCAGAGTTGATTAATTTTATACTCAACTTTGCAATTCAGAACAAAATGTCACAAAAAGAGATAGATGAGTGCATAGCTGAAGTAAAAAAAGTCTATTACACAGACGGCCTAATAATAAGGGATTTTGCGCCAGAAGACAGTAAACATGGAGTTTGTTTAGACAGGGAAGCAACAAAATGCACTATTTAATATGCTCGTGCATCCATTCCCATGCCTTCTGGGGCAGCCAGCCTTGATATTCATTAGTTACTTTTATGACAAGCAAATAATCGTTTTTATCTATGTGTGATAACAGCTTGTCACTAATAGATTGAGCCGAAAGATGTGTGTCTACCAGCCAAGTTGAATCGAGGTAATGCCACCAAGCTCCAAGTGATTTAATTGCCTCGTACAAATCATCGTAGTTTTTACCTGGTGCATTGAGATCGTAAGTAACCAGATAAACTGCCATATATTGTCACCTCCCTTCGACAAAATTCTACCATCAACGGGAGGCTAAAACAAGAAAGGAGATGACTCCATGTCCAGGATGCTACTGAAAGACGCCGCCAAAGCATTAGGCGTATCAAAACACTTCCTCTACACCGAAGCCCGAGCAGGAAGAATCCCACATTTTCGAGCAGGCAATCGGTACATATTTGACTTAGAACAGGTAAACGAATTCCTAAAGCAGAAAGCGCTGGAGAACGTCAGGGATGATGAAAATGAGAAGATCATTAATTACGGCAAGCTCAGAAAGATAGAAGCCTGATGAGAGAAAAAATTACAACCAGAAAGGAGCGTGAAAAACTTGAATATCAGAATCGAAACCTGGGCAGGACATAAGATACGTTTTGTATGGCATGACGGCGAGTGGTGGGCGGTTCTCAAAGACATAACCAATGCTCTTGGATTAACCACAAAAGGCATTAATCAGAGGCTTTCAAAGGAGGTAATTTCAAGTTACCCCCTTCCAACAGCTGGTGGAATCCAGGAAATGCTCATTGTCAACGAAGAGGGCATCTATGATGCAATCTTCTCCAGCCGGAAGAAAGAAGCCAAAGAGTTCAAAACATGGGTTTATCGTATGCTCAAACAACTCCGTCAAGCAACCGGCCTTGAGGGGTTCCAAATCTTCCGAATGCTCGATAAGGAACACCAAAAGGAAGCCATGGCACAACTCAAGAATGCACTTCGTAATCCTGTCAGAGTCGATTTCATTAAAGCCAACACTATAGCAAATAAAGCAGTAAGTAATAAGTACGGTTATCCCAAGATGATTAAGAAGGGAGACATGACTCCGGACATGTTGATTACCCGCCAAAATGTACTTGAGGATACCGTAGAGCTTATGAAAATGAAAGAAAAATACAACCTAGATATTTCGGTATCGGAAAAAATTTATGGAATTCACCAGTAAGAACAATCAGCATAACACGGAGAAAGCGAGGTGAACAGTGTGGAGGCGTTATTAAAAGAAATATTGGCAGAGCTGAAAAAAATAAATGAATACATTGATGTCCAAAAAGGACTGCTTACATTCAATATAAATGAGAACGCACGCTTATCAAGGAGCTCTGCCAAAAAAGAGAGAAGCAAGCATATTACTTTTCCAGAAGTTTTGACAGCTTATCGTCAATACTTGCAAGAATAGTAATCATGGTTTTTTCTGCGGGACTGCATCGCGGAATTGAAGCCGCAATAGCAAAATCCGATTCCTGGCGTTCTTCGCAGATCCCAAATATACAGTCGTATTTTTCACAAACCTCATAATTATCACATCTTTGGCGCGACATATTTTTCACCTCCCTTCATCAAGATTTTACCATAAGGGAGAAAATTCTACAAAAGAGAGGAGGACAAGCATGGAAGTAAAAACTGATATCGGCCGTATCATGGCCATATCAATCACCTGCCGGAGATGCAAAGAGATTTTCGTCACGGGCCTTAAGGAAATCAAATGGTACTCAAAAATGAGCTATCCGTTACCAAAAAGATGCCCGAAGTGCAGGAGAAAAATAAGAGAGAACACGAAAGCAGGTGAGTCATGATGCCGGACGGATGGCCTATCCGGAATAAATTCATCGAAGATCAGCACAAAACTGTCATTGCCAGTGAGGTTGTCACCAGGAAGATGACTCCAGAAGAGTGGGAAAAGTACGGACCAAAGAATGAGGCAAAGGGAGTATTTAAGCTACCCAGGAGGAAATCTATGAGAAAAAGAATCGATTTTGAAAAATTTCTGCCCTTAGCGCAGCAATACGGCCTAACTACAGAAGGTCGTGAAAAGATCGCCGAGGAACTCGATGTAACACGTGCTGATGTTTCCTATTATGTCTGCCGAGCGGATATAAAAAAGAAACTAAAGGCGGCAGGTCTACTTCCAGAAAAAGCAACTGAGGAAAATAAAAAGGAGCAGCTTATTAAAGACATCGCAAAAGAGCTAAATGTACATATGGAACAGCCAAGTAAATCTTCTGGAAAACCTCTCGTTGAAATGCATCTGAACCTTTGCGGAGATCTTCATGAGACTTATAAAGTCAAAAACATGTCTTATGGCAATAGCTTCAGTGCTACTTTCCAAGAGTTCGGGATTATTAGTGCGCTTACAAGAATGTCGGACAAATGGAACCGCATCAAAGCACTTGCAACCGGTACCAGGAATGACGTCAAGGATGAATCCCTGGAAGACACTCTTATGGATTTAGCAAACTACTGTCTGATGACGGTCATGGAATTAAGGAAGAGGTGAGAATCGTGAAAGCAACGGGAATAGTTCGCAAGATTGATGAGCTTGGGAGAGTCGTACTGCCTATGGAACTCAGGAGAACTCTCGATATCGCAGAGAAAGACCCGCTTGAAATTTTCGTTGACGGAGAAAGCATAATACTCAAAAAGTATCAGCCAGCTTGTATTTTCTGCGATAGTGCTGACGGCCTGAGTGAGTTCCGAGGAAAGAAAGTTTGCAGTAAATGCAGAAAGGAGCTCCAGAATGCTTAGGAAAATCTTTTCGCTCTTAAGACACAGAAGAAAAAGAATAAGGATTACGAATGTGAGGTGGATGCTATGCTCAAAAAACTGATACAGAAAGAACTTGGACATAATGTCTCGGACATAGTCCTGACAATGGCTACCCAAGATATCAAGGTTAATCGAATTAATTTTGGCAAAAGGACAAGCCTCAAAGAAGCAATAAAAATAGCCGCAAGATGTGCCGAGACGCTACAGAAATGCGGCAATGCGGCTAAAGAAAAACCCTCTACACCTTAATATTAATTAAGAAAGGAGAAACAGTCAATATGGAAAACTTACATATTACAGTTGAGATCAAAGCTCCTGAAATTGTTGACGCGCTTGAAATATTGGCCTTAGCAATATCAAATCAGAGTAAACTTCTAAATCCCAGACCTGCACCTCAAAATGCTTCATCCCAAGAAGTACATGCTGAACCAGAGCCAGAACAGAGTAAAGAAGTAAAGAATACAGCTTCATCTGATATCAGTGTAGAAAAACTTAGGGCAAAATTTGTGGAGCTCAGCAAAAAAGGCAAAAAGGCTGAACTTAAAAAGCTCTTATCTGAACTGGGAGTATCAAAAGTGAGTGACATAAAACCGGATCAATATCAGGATGTTATGGCTAAACTGGAGGCGATATAATGGCTCACGCATTATTAAGTGCTTCCGCTGCGTATAGGTGGCTAAATTGTACCCCCAGTGCCAGACTTACAGAACATATTGAAGATACTCAATCTGTGTATGCTGCAGAAGGTACACTTGCGCATTCTTTAGCAGAATTAGAGCTGAAACACCAATTGAAACTTATTACTAAAGCCACATACAATAAAGAATTTCATAAGATAAAATCCAATGAACTGTATTCTGAAGACATGCCTGATGAAGTAGAAAAGTACGTCAGTTATGTCTTTGAAAAACTAATGGAAGCACAAAACCATACTGCTGATGCACTAATTTTCCTGGAACAAAGATTGGATTTCTCTCGCTGGGTACCAGAAGGCTTTGGCACAGGTGACTGCATCATCATAGCTGACGGGACCATGGAAGTGATTGACCTTAAATATGGCAAGGGTGTTGAGGTCTCTGCTGAAAATAATCCTCAAATGATGTTATATGCCCTGGGGGCTTTAGAGGAGTATGGGTTTATCTATGACATCAATAAAGTGAGAATGACAATAGTCCAGCCGCGTCTTAACAATTTTTCTACCTGGGAGATCTCAATCAACGATTTATTTGCCTGGGCAGAAGGAGAGCTAAAAGAAAAGGCTAAAGCTGCCTGGGAAGGCGTCGGTGAATTCGTTACGGGGGACTGGTGTTTGTTCTGCAAAGTTAAAGCTACTTGTAAGGCACGTGCTGAAGCAATGCTCGCTATAGCAGAATCATACCAGCAGCGAGATCCTCATTTGCTAACAATTGAAGAAATAGCAGAGATCCTCCACAAAGCAGAAGAAATCCAGACTTGGGCTAAAGATATTCAAGAATATGCCCTTGAGCAAGCCAGGGACTATGGTGTTAAGTTCCCGGGCTGGAAACTGGTAGAAGGCAGGAGCAACCGAAAATACACGGATGAGGAAGAAGTAGCTGCCGTACTTATCAGCGAAGGCTTCTCAGAATCTGATATCTATATCAAAAAACTAAAAAGTATAACAGATATGGAGAAAACATTAGGTAAAAAAAGGTTCAATACTCTGCTTAAAGATTTCATTATAAAGCCCCCTGGAAAGCCTACACTGGTGGTTGAAAGCGACAAGAGACCAGAAATCAATTCTATTGAAGCAGAGTTTGATTTATAAACATTCATATTAAGGAGGTTACTACATATGAGTAAAGTTTACAAAGCTAAAAGAAACGGAACCAAAGTTGTCACTGGTAAGGTAAGACTGTCATATGCACACCTACATGAACCCTATGCAATTGAGGGAAACGAACCAAGATATTCTGTATCCCTCATTATTCCCAAATCGGATGCTTCTACTATTAAGGCCATCCAGGAAGCTGTTGAAGAAGCCAAAGAGAATTTTAAACATCTTTGGGGTGGCAAAATCCCAACCAACCTCAAAACTCCTCTTCGGGATGGAGATGAAGAACGCCCAGACGATGAAGCCTATGCCAACAGCTATTTCATTAATGCAAACAGTAAAAGGAAGCCTGAAATTGTTGACTTAAAGGGTAACAAAGACCTCGGACCGGATGAAGTATACAGTGGCTGCTATGCTCGGGTTAGTATCAATTTCTTTGGCTATAATGCAGCCGGTAATAAAGGAATCGGATGTGGCCTTGGGAATGTTCAAAAACTTGATGATGGTGAGCCCTTAGGAGGTTTCTCCAGAGCAGAAGACGACTTTGAATTTGAAACAGAAGACGATGATGAATTCCTCTCCTAAATTATTAGTTGCATAAAGGGGAGTAGGTACAATCTACTCCCTTTCTCTGGGGAAGGGGGAATTACATTTTGAAAATTTTACACTTGGATATTGAAACATATTCAGATATATCATTAACCGATTGCGGCGTATATAAATATGTTGATTCACCTAATTTTGAAATCTTGCTCCTGGCTTATGCGATTGATGATGAGCCGGTTCAGATTATAGATCTGGCTTCAGGAGAAGAAATTCCAGAAGAATTAGCAGAAGCTATATTCAATAAAAATATCGTAAAATCCGCTTTTAATGCACAATTTGAACGCGTATGTTTCTCAAAACACTTCGGTACTATAATTAGTCCAGAATCTTGGCATTGCACAATGGTACATGCTGCTATACTGGGTATTCCAGGAAGCCTTGATAGTGTATCTAAGACACTTGGTTTCCCGGTAGACAAACAAAAGCTTTTTACGGGGAAAAACTTAATTAGAATTTTTTCTATCCCCCGCAAGATTAAATGCGATGGTAACCTACGGCAAGAAAAAACGAGAATCCTCCCTACAGATCGTCCCGAAGAATGGGAGCAATTCAAAACTTATTGTATGCAAGATGTTGTTGTAGAAAGAGAGATATTTAAGAAGTTAAATAAATATCCCATTCCTCAGATCGAAACTGAAATATGGTACCTCGATCAGAAAATTAATGATTATGGAGTTAAGCTGGACTTACCATTCGTTAAAAAGGCTATACATATAGATAAACAATATACCTCTCAATTAATAAATCAATATCAGGCAATTGGTTTGGAAAATCCCAAAAGTGTTACTGAACTTAAAAATTACTTATCCAAAAAACTGGGATTTGAAGTAAAAGCCATCACTAAAAATACTATCCCTGACTTAATTAAGGCTGCTCAAAATATCCCTGAGGCGCTTAAAGCTATAGAAATAAGACAGGAAATAGCGAAAACGTCCGTAAGTAAGTACACCAAAATGCAAGAAGTAATCTGTTCTGATAACAGGGCCAGAGGTTTACTCCAATTTTATGGAGCGGGTACCGGGCGTTGGGCAGGCAGGCTAATCCAGGTACAGAACTTACCGAGGAATTCAATTGATGATCTTGACCTTGCCCGGCAATTGGTAACTGATGGAGATATGGAAATGCTGGGAATGTGTTATCCGAGCGTACCTGATATACTTAGTCAACTCATTCGGACAGCATTCTTACCATCAGATGGTCACAGATTCATTGTATCAGACTTCTCTGCAATAGAAGCTCGGGTTATTGCTTGGCTGGCCGGCGAAGAATGGAGGCTGGAAGTTTTCCGTACTCATGGAAAGATATATGAAGCTTCAGCGGCACAAATGTTTAAAGTACCGATTGAAAGCATACATAAAGGTTCGCCACTGAGACAAAAAGGCAAGGTTGCAGAGTTAGCACTTGGTTATCAGGGTTCAATAGGAGCTCTCCGACAAATGGACAGAAAATGGGCAGCAAATGCGTCAGAGGATGAACTACAAGAACTGGTGAATCAATGGCGGGAAGCAAACCCGAAAATCGTTAAGCTTTGGTATGACGTAGAAGCAGCGGCTATTGAAGCAATCGAGAACAGAAGTATTGTAGAGCTACAACGAGGGGTTAAGTTTATATACGAACCTTCCTTCCTGTTTATTCAGCTACCTTCTGGGCGAAAACTGGCTTATCCAAAACCCAGATTAAAGCCCCACGACAAATATAAAGGTAAAATTAAAATTACTTATTCCGGTATGGATGCTAATTACAACTGGGTTGAAATAGATACTTATGGAGGAAAGCTGGTAGAGAACATTATTCAAGCAACTGCCAGAGACTGCTTAAGAGATGCCATGCTCAGATTAGATAAAGCAGGCTACAAAATAGCCTTCCACGTTCATGACGAAGTAGTGTTAGATGTTCCGATAGGAAAGGGCTCTGTAAAAGAAGTAACAGAAATCATGTCCGAACCGCTAACCTGGGCCCCGGATCTTCCGCTCCGGGCTGAAGGTTTTGAGTGTGATTATTACAGGAAAGATTAGGTGAGCGACTATGGAAGAACTCAAGAAAAAGCCCATATTACGAATTAAATATGACGGTGAAATAGCAATTGCTATCGGGAAGTCTCGTAAAGAGATTAACTGGAAGAACAGAACTATTCTGTGGAGTCAATTGGTTGAAAAGCTCTCAAATACAATTAGGACTCCCGAAACTGTAACTGAATATAAGAAAATGCCAAAGTCAACACGTGATGAAATTAAGGATGTTGGCGGGTTTGTTGGGGGCACACTTAAAAACGGCCGAAGAAAAGCGGAAAATGTGGCCAATAGGAGCCTGCTTACACTTGATATGGATAACATCAATACAACTGCAGCTGATATCTGGGACTCAATCACGATGCTTAATGACTATGCTGTGGTCATGTATTCTACCCATTCACACACGCCTGAAAACCCAAGATTGAGGTTAGTTATCCCATTATCCCGGCCTGTACTGGGTGATGAATATCAGGCAATTGCTCGAATGGTGGCAAGCGATATTGGAATTGATATGTTCGATGATACAACATACGAACATCATAGGCTGATGTATTGGCCCAGTATACCGGCGGACGGTGAATATGTTTTTGAGTTCCAAGACGGTCCGTGGCTGGATCCTGATGAAGTCCTTGCCCGTTACCCTGATTGGACAGATGTAAGCTACTGGCCGGAGAGTTCCAGACAAGCAATAAGGATTAATAGCCTTATTAAAAAGCAGGAAGATCCCCTAACAAAGAAGGGGATAATTGGAGCTTTCTGCAGAACCTATACCATTCAGGAAGCTATTGAGAAGTTCATACCTGACATTTATATACCAACCAAGCCAAACCGGTACACCTACGCTGAAGGCTCTACTACTGGTGGAGTTGTAATTTATGACGATAAATTCAGCTACAGCCACCATGCCACAGATCCGGCCAGCTGCATCCTATGTAATGCATTTGATTTAATCAGGATTCACAAGTTTGGCGCCATGGACGAAGAAGCAAAGCCTGACACTCCGGCCAACAGGCTACCCAGCTTCCTGGCCATGAGTGAATTTGCAGCTGCAGATACCCAAGTTAAGGCTCTTCTGAACAAAGAGCGAATGGATGAGGTTATTAAAGACTTTGACTTGAAACCTGAAGATGAGATAGACACCAGCTGGACGAGCAAGCTGCAATATGACAATAAAGGCAAGCTCAAAAGCACCATCGAGAATGTGCTGATTATTCTTGAAAATGACTACTTCCTAAAAGGCCGGATGGGATATAACGAGTTCGCCAACCGGGCAATGGTTTTGGACAAGCTCCCCTGGAGCGAACAGATTAACCGTGACTGGAAGGATGATGATGATTCAGGGCTTCGGTATTACATAGAAAAAGCCTACGGTATCACAGCAGTGAACAAGATCCTTGACGCCCTGGCCTTGTGTTTCCGGAACAATTCTTTTCACACGGTAAGGGATTACCTTAACAGCTTAACCTGGGACGGAGTGGAACGGGTAGAAACCATGCTGGTTGACTATCTAGGTGCTGAAGACAGCTTCTATACCCGGGAAGTCACAAGAAAGCATATGGCGGCTGCAGTAGCCAGAGTTATGGAACCAGGTATCAAATATGATTACATGCTCATTCTTTCAGGACCGCAGGGTATAGGCAAAAGCTCATTAATCCGCATTCTCGGAGGCAAATGGTTTAATGACTCCCTTACCACAGTTGTAGGTAAAGAAGCATATGAGCAGTTACAGGGATCCTGGCTGATAGAACTGGGTGAACTAATGGCTACCAAAAAAGCTGATATTGAGACACTGAAACAATTTCTCAGCAAAAATGAAGATATATATCGAGTTGCATACGGCCGTAGGACAAGCCGGTTCCCCAGGCAGTGTGTATTTTGGGGTACCAGCAACGACAAAGAATTCCTTCGGGATAAGACCGGTAATAGAAGATTCTGGCCAGTTGACTGCGGTATACAGAAACCTACTAAAGATATATTTAAGGATCTCGTGAAAGAACGGGATCTGATCTGGGCTGAAGCCGTGGAGTTATACAAAGCTGGAGAAAAGCTATATCTTGAAGGCCAGGTGTTAGAGGAAGCGATAAAACAGCAGGAAGCACATTCAGAAGAAAGCGCAAAGACAGGGCTGATCCTGGAGTACTTGGATACTTTATTGCCAGAGAACTGGTACGAGCTGGATATGTATGAACGCCGTAACTTTATAAATGGCAGCGAGTTCTCGGACACCTATGAACCGACTATGCTGCGTACCAAGGTATGTGTTCTGGAAATATGGTGTGAACTGTTTAACGGAGATCCAAAGCAGTTGACACCTCTGCAGAGCCGGGAGATTAACGACATCTTGCGTTCATTACCTGGATGGGAGAGGGCAAGGAGTGTATTAAGCTTTGGGCGCGCATATGGAAAACAAAGAGCTTATGTGCGGAAACAAAATTTCTGAAATTCTGTTTCCGTAAAGAGTAAATTCTGTTTCCGCTGTTTCTAATAGTGTGGAAACAAAGGAAACAAAAGAAACAAAATAAAAGATGAGCTGTTTCCGGTTTAAATACGCGTAAATACTTAATTCTAATGATATCGGAAACAAAAGAAACAAAATTCTCTTTATAAATAAAAAATAGGCAATTAGGCATGTACGCACGCCCGCATACGCGTATATATAAGAGCCTAAATAGTCTTAAAAAAGTTTCAGCCGAAATTTTGTTTCCTTTGTTTCCAGTGTTGCTGAAGACTGCGAGGAGTCAGATATGCCAAGCGAAAAACAGATTGAAACCCGATTACGATTAAAGGTCAAAGCTGTTGGTGGTATAGCACTTAAGTTTGTCAGTCCTGGATTCAATGGTGTGCCAGACAGGTTAGTGTTCATGCCAGGTGGCAGGGTCTACCTGGTAGAACTGAAGGCCCCGGGCAAAACATCTACAAAGCTACAGTTAAAAGTAAAAACGATGTTTGAAAGCCTTGGTTTTAAATATTACATCATTGATTCTTATGAATCGGTGGAGGAATTTATTAATGAAATTTGTACCGCATAGCTATCAGAAATATGCGATTAAAAGAATAATAGAATTTCCTATCTGCGGCCTTCTTCTTGATATGGGGCTTGGTAAAACCGTTATTACTCTGACAGCTATAGAAGATTTAATGTATAACCGTTTTGAAGTTGATAAGGTCCTTATAATAGCCCCATTGAGAGTAGCAAAAATGACTTGGGACAGCGAAATAGAAAAATGGGATCACCTTAAACATTTGACTATATCAAAAGTTTTAGGTACAGAAAGACAGCGGCTGGCAGCCTTAAAGAAGGATGCAGATATCTACATCATTAACCGAGAAAATACAGAATGGCTTGTAAGTCTTTACGGCAGAGCTTGGCCGTTCGACATGGTGGTAATAGATGAACTTTCCAGCTTTAAATCAAGCAAGGCGAGACGCTTCAGGGCATTAAGGAAGGTCCGGCCATTGGTTAAAAGAATTGTAGGATTGACAGGTACTCCAACACCAAACGGATTAATCGATCTTTGGCCACAGATGTATTTATTGGACCGAGGTGAAAGGTTAGGGAAAACCATAACCGGATACAGACAAAAGTATTTCATCCCAAACCAGAGAAACTGGCAGACAGGAGTTGTATATAACTACAAGCTAAAAGAGGGGGCAGAGAAAGATATTTATGAGAAAATCGGAGACATCTGTGTGAGCATGAAAGCTGAAGATTATCTGGAAATACCGGAGCTTATTGAAATCCCGATTGAAGTGGAGATGTCAGATAAGGATTATAAAAAGTATGAACAGATGGAACATGACATGCTATTGCCATTGTTTGATCAGGAAGAAAGTATTGAGGCTATGACTGCAGCGGCACTGTCTAATAAGTTGTTGCAGATGGCAAATGGAGCTGTATATGACGAGAACAAAAAATACCCTGAGATACATACCGAGAAGCTGAAAGCCCTGGAGGAACTGATTGAAGCGGCAAACGGCAAACCTGTTATTGTCTATTACAACTTTAAACATGATCTAATGAGGATCCAGTCTTGGTTTAAAGAAGCAAGAACACTGAACACAGAGCAAGATATCAAGGATTGGAATGAAGGTAAAATACCGATTTTGCTTCTGCATCCAGCCAGCGCAGGTCATGGCCTTAATCTTCAGGCGGGTGGAAATACCATCATATGGTTTGGTTTGAATTGGAGCTTGGAATTATACCAACAAGCGAATGCCAGGTTGCATAGGCAGGGTCAAACAAGTGTAGTGAGCTGTTATCAGATTATTACTAAAAAGACCATTGATGAAGATGTAATTAAAGCATTAAAGCAAAAAGCTGCAGGCCAGGATGCTTTGCTTGAAGCAGTCAAGGCCAGAATCAAAAAAACACAGGGAGGAAAAGCAGTATGAATCAGCAGTTTCTTAGGATAGAAATTGGTTTAACAGTAAGCGGCTTCATTGTTTTTGCAATTATCGCAGTAATCTGGATCATCGGACTGATAACCATAGGCATGGCGATCCAGAGGAGGTGGGGGCGGTGAGGATCAGGTACCACAGTGTCATTAGATGGACAGCTATATTCTCAATAATAATAGGCTTCATCATAGGCTTTTCAGTTGGTTATTTGGTTAAATAACGGGCCGCACACCGTTAAATTAAAAAATTTTGATATGAAAGGTAGGTGAAAATCCTCCTGAATTTGATTGATAAAAAATTGCAATCTGCATCTGCAATATGTAGCACCTTCCCGCCGTGCGGGGCGGGGAACATTCTTAAAACGGAGGACATCATGCAAGCCTACGACAAGAAGCGGAAAAGAATAGTAAATGTTGAGCGAGAGGAAAATGGTGTTGTAATAGCATACTCGCTACCAGAAGAGCCCGGAATATGGTACTTTCCGCTGATAGAAAACGGCAAAAATATTGAACCCTTTGAGTTGATAGACAATGAGCAATTAACTATGAATTTGTGAACATAACGGAATAAATGGGGTAAACAACTTTGATGGTGGTTTGTATTTAAGTTTTGAGGAAAGTGAGGTCGAACACGATGGCTAAAAAGTATTTAGGTAAATTAGAGTATGTATGCAAGATAGTTACACCTGATTTTAAGACAGCAAGAGAAATATTGTCAGATGAAAGAATAGAACCACAAGTCGGGGATGTTGTATATGTAGATGGTATTGACCACATAGTCAGCAAGGTTAGCTGTGAATATGATTTTGACAAATACATTAGGACACATATTGTATATTTGGATGAAATAGCAGGAGGAAGAGAAGATGCCTAAAGCGATATTGGAGTTGGAGATGCCGGAGAGCTGCGAAACATGCCCTATTAAAAGATATCTCCATTACGGCTGGGTGGAGTATATATGCGGTATAACAGGCGAAGAAATTGCGAACAAAGGCAGACGGACAGACTGCCCACTGAAGCTGGTGGAGGATAAGGAGGTTGAATAACGTGAGGTTGAGCACGGAAAAAGTTAAAGAACTGCGAGAAAACTTCAAAGACAATATTAAAAATTTTGGGGAAAACAATGTTGTGGCTGGTAGTAAGCTAATCGAAAATTTTCTTGACACCATCGAAGCCTTGCAGCAGGAGAATGAGCAGTTACGGGCAAAACTTGAAGATTGGAAGCACGAAGTACAATGCCATATGGATGAGGTAATCGCAAGGGAAAAGCAAATAGAGCAACTAAGGGCGCAGGTGGCGAGGATGAGGGAAGTATTAGAACAGTTTAAATATGACTATGAGCAGAATTACCCAATATATCAAAACTATCTTGCTGTATGTCAATTACTAAGGGAGGATACCGTCCAAGCTTACCACAACCCCGATGATGTGGAGGCGTTGCGGAAGGCGAGGGAAGCACTCTGTAAAGGCATATCAGAACTAAAGGTGCATTGCAAATATTTTGATAATACACCTGAGGAAGATGCTTGTATTGAAATGCATGAAGCAATTTTAGAAATAGAAAAGGCGTTAGGAGGCGTAAGTGATGGCAACTGAAAAACAGATCCGTTACTACCAAAGCCTATGCCGACAGCTTGGACAAGAGCCTGATGATGATTTTGAGAACCTCGATACATACGAAGCCAGCCAAGCGATAGACGAGTTGAAATATCTTCTTGAGGAACGTGAAGGAATAAAAAGAGGGTAGGTGTTGTTATGGCACATTAAGTGCATGACCAGAAATTCTTAATTCATAATAATTCATAATTCTTAAACTCACAATCTGTTCTTTTAAGCGGCGGAAAATCTGGGGCCATTAGGGTAGGCAAAAAAGTCCCTATATATATATATATTATATATAAAGACAATTTGGTTGTGGAGGGAAACACGGATGACAAAAAAGGATCTGCAAGCACTATATTGGACTAAAAGGAATATACAACAGCTTGAAAATAGGTTGTTGGAATTGGAAACCGAGGTTACTAAGATAACTACTCAATTGACCCATGAGCCTAAAGGTCCAAGAAAACTTGAGGATCGTCAGAGTGAATTGGTTATTAAGATAATTGAGATCCAGGAAGAGATAAATCGACAGTTGCAGCAGGCTTATGATTATATGGCCAAAATTGAAAAGGCTATAGAAGCCTTGCCTGCGAGAGAAGCATATTTGATTAGGCTGAGATATCTGGAATTAAAGAGTTGGGAAGAAATTGCGGTGGAAATGAAGTACAGCTGGAGACAGGTACATAGGATCCATTCAGATGCATTGAAATTGTTAGCCTGAAAAGATGGCACACTATGGCACACTTATATGTGGTATTATGATATTGGTGAAAAGTAAACCGTTCAGGAAACTGAGCGGTTTTTGTTTTTTTGGTGTTTCGGGTATTGAACGCTTCAGTATGTAGCCAGGGGCGGGAGGCTTGGAGCGTATAGAAATCACGCCGGGCGCTGCCGGTGCAATGATGAACCTCCTCGGTGGTGTCCGGTTGTGAAATTTGAAAAAAAAAGAAGGATTTCCTCTTTCTATGGAGAATATTGGAAGTGAAAGGGGAGGATGTTATGTATACTAAAGAGCAAGTATATCAAAAATTTATTGTTAAATATTTGTTAGAAAATAGCTACACTACAAAAGAAAAGGCAATTGAAGATGGCAATATTGCTATTATATGTGCAAAAAATTATTATGGAAGATATGCGAGCAATGAAGAACTAAAGCCATTTGAAAGAGCGATAAAAAAATTAATAGAATCAGAGATTTTAATTAGTATAAATAATAAATATTCTGTTTCAGCAAGACCGGATAAATATTATTTAGATATAGCAAAAGTACAAAATAACTAATTGAGCCATAAAGGCTCTTTTTTTCATGCCAAAAAGGATGGTGAGGTGATGTGAAACTAACTGAAAAGCAAAAAATATTCTGTGATGAATATTTAATTGATCTTAATGCTACCAGAGCATATAAAGTGGCATATAAGAACGTGAAAAAAGATGAAACAGCAGCAGTAAACGGTAGTAGATTGCTAAGAAATGCTAAGGTTCAAAATTATATTGATAAAAGGATGAAGGAAAGAGAAAAACGAACAGAAATCACTCAAGATAAAGTTTTGAAAGAGTTAGCAAAGATAGCATTTGCAAACGCAGCTGATTATGCAAGGGTAGTAGAAAAGGAATATGTAGAGGACATAAGAGACGAAGAAGGCAACGTAATAGGGCAGGAAGTCAAAAAATACAAGGCTGTAGAAGTAGAGCCTACTGATAATTTGGATAGAGACAAACAAGCAGCTATAGCCGGAATAAAGCATGGAACAGCTGGAATTGAAGTTAAATTAAACGACAAGCTTAAGGCCTTAGAACTGATAGGCAGGCATTTAGGCATGTTTAATGATAAGTTAGAAGTGCAGGGGAACGTAAACACCAATAATCCATTTGCGGAGCTAACTACCGAAGAACTAAAGAAGCTGGTTCACAATGATTGATAAAGGCTTAATTAAGAGATACGCAAAGATAGAACTTGCAAGACGCGAGTTCTTTTATTTTTGCAACCTTATGGCCCCGGACTTCTATAAACCTGACAGGGAATACCTCAAAGAACTATGTGATGAGCTGCAAGATTTTTATTACTCCAATGACGATGTACTAATTATAAACATGCCGCCAAGGCATGGGAAATCTAGAACAGCAGGCCTATTTGCACAGTGGGTATTCGGGAAAAACCAAAAAGAGAAAGTGATGACAGGTTCATACAATGAAACTTTGTCAACGGTGTTCTCAAAGAATGTGAGGAATTCCATATCCGAAGTTAAAGCCGATAAAGATAAGATTGTCTACAGCGACATATTCCCTAGCGTGAAGATTAAGCAGGGCGACGCTGCCATGAATCTTTGGAGCCTTGACGGGGGTTATAACAACTACCTTGCCACTTCACCTACAGGTACTGCTACAGGTTTTGGGTGTACACTGATGATAATTGATGACCTTATTAAAAATGCTGAGGAAGCCTATAACGAGAATGTATTGGAAAAGCATTGGAACTGGTTTACAAATACAATGCTGTCTCGTTTAGAGGAAGGTGGGAAAATCATTATTATCATGACTCGCTGGGCAACTGGAGATTTAGCTGGCAGAGCTCTGGAACATTTCCGGGAAGAAAAGAAAAAAGTAAGACATGTATCCATGAAAGCCTTACAAGATGACGGTACCATGCTTTGTGATGAAATTCTTAGCCGGGAAAGCTACGATATGAAAGTCAGGGCTATGGGCGAGGATATTGCGAGTGCCAACTATCAGCAAGTACCTATAGATATTAAAGGCCGGTTATATAGTTCATTTAAAACCTACACGGATATTCCAAAAGATAAAAACAGCAATTCGCTATTTACGCGCATTTGTGCATATGTGGACACCGCCGACCAGGGTGACGATTTCCTTTGTGCTATTGCTTACGGTGAGTACAATCAGGAGGCTTATGTGCTGGATGTGCTATACACCAAGGAGCCCATGGAAGTTACTGAGCCAGCTACTGCCAAGATGCTGTATGAAAATGAAGTTAATGTTGCAACTATAGAAAGTAACAACGGTGGTAGGGGCTTTGCAAGGGCTGTCGAAAGGATACTAAGAGAGAAATACAGGATCAACAGGACAAAGATTAAATGGTTCCACCAGAGCAAAAACAAGAAAGCCAGGATCCTCTCAAATGCAACATGGGTAATGGAACATGTATATTTTCCAGTTAACTGGCGGGATCGGTGGCCGGAATATTATAAAGCAATGACGACATACCAACGAGAAGGTAAGAACCAGCACGATGATGCTCCAGATGCTACTACAGGAATAGCAGAAAACATTGGAAAAGTCGGTATTTCGGTTCTTAAATAAGTGAGGTGAGAAGATGTTTAATAACAGCGTAAACATGCTGACCAAAGAAGAATTGATAAAGATTTTCATAGATGAGTTCAACGTTTCCAAAGAGCGGAAACTGATGCTGGATGGTGAAAGGTACTACAAAGTAGAAAATGACATCCTAAACCGAAAGATGATTCGCTATGAAGATGAACAGCCAGTAGTAGATGAAACAAAGACCAATAACCGGTTAGCTCACGGCTTCATGAAAAACCTTGTAGATGACAAAATTAACTATCTTTTACTCAAGCCTTTTTCTATGCTTTGTGATGACGAAAAATACCTCGAAGCAGTGCAAAATACATTAGGTAAACGGTTCCAAAAGCGTCTTGCTCAGCTCGGCACAGAAACCAGCAATAAAGGAATTGCATGGCTGCATCCGTACATAGATAGCGAAGGCAATTTCAAAACCATGAAGATTCCCTCTGAACAGTGCATACCTATATGGACTGACAACGACCATGAAGAGCTGCAGGCCTTCATTCGCTATTATAACGTTGAGGTATACGAGGGCAAGGACAAGAGAATAGTCACAAAAATTGAATACCACACACGTGACGGTGTGGAGTACTATGAGAAGACTGGTAACGGTGAAGTTATTCTGGATGCTGAACGGTACCTTGACGAAAAAGGTACCAATATTCTGCTTCCGCATTTCACTATTAACGGCGAACCTGGCACATGGGGCCGGGTGCCTTTTATCCCGTTCAAAAATAATGACTTTGAGTTGCCGGATCTGCAGTTTGTCAAAACACTCATAGACAATTATGATCTCACACGTTCCGATGTTGCTAATTCTCTGCAGGAACTAAAAGATTTTATTCTTGCGCTTAGAGGATATGGCGGCGAGAACTTAAGCGAGTTTATGCGGGATCTGGCATATTACAAAGCTGTTAAGTTAGATGCCGATGAAAACGCAGGGCTCGATAAAATTGAGATCCCTATAAATGTTGAAGCGGCGCAGAAACACTGGGAGCAGCTGAAGAGGGACATACATGACTTTGGTCAGGGTGTTGATGAGGACAAGGACAAGATAGGGAACAGCCCTTCCGGTATTGCACTCAGATTTTTGTATGCTGGGCTGGATCTCAAATGCAATGCACTTGAGGAATGGTTTAAATGGGGCTTTGATCAACTGCTGTATTTCGTCAACAAATACCATGAGATAACTGGCCAGCCAATATCGGACAAGGAGATCACCATTGTGTTCAACAGGGATATAGCGATCAATGAATCTCAGGTCATAGAGGACTGCCAGAAGAGCAAGGGCGTCATCAGCAATAAAACCATCGTAGCTAACCATCCTTGGGTGACAGACGTAGATGCAGAGCTAAAACAGATTGAAGAAGAGAATAAGTCAGATGAGCCTCCTATGTTTAGCGATAAAGAGGATGATATATAAGCAGGTGAATATTCATGGCCAAAAAGAATAAAACATACTGGGCACAAAGACAAGAGATGACTTTCTTGGCCGGGGAAAAGAAAGTTAATGCTTATTATAGGGGATTGGAAAAATCCTTTGAACAGGCAAAGAGAGAAGTTCAGAGCGTTATTAATAATTTTTACATACGCTATGCAAAAAATAATGCTTTGTCTTACTCCGAAGCCCAAAAACAATTAAACAAGGCGGAAATAGGAGAACTACAGGAGTTTATTGAACTGGTTAAGGCTAATATGGGCAAATATAATAAGCAAGTGACTAATATGTCCATTAAGGCCCGAATAACACGATATCAGGCGCTTGAAAAACAGATTGATGCAATACTGCAGCAGCTATATTCAATTGAGTATCAGTTAAAAGGAGAAGAGCTTCTGAAAGAAGTTTACTCCGACAGTTATTATATGACTTGGTTCAACATAGACCAGTATCACGGCTTCCATCAGGAGTTCGCTCAGGTGAACCCGCGAACTATTGACGAGCTGATCAGGTATCCGTTCAATGGTGCGGACTTCTCAAGTCGGATCTGGAAGCAAAAGGACCACATGTTACAGCAACTGAATGAGTCAATAACCACGATGTTGGTCCAGGGGAAAAATCCTCAAACGCTTGCACCTCTGTTTGCCAAAAAATTTGATACGAAAAAGTTTGAGGCCTACAGGCTGCTCCATACAGAGAGCAGCTTTATTATTGAGCAGGGAAGCCTGGCGGCATATAAGGAGGACGGGGTGGAGCAGTATCAGATCCTGGCCACCCTGGACATGAAGACATCGGATATATGCCGGGAGCAGGATGGGAAGGTATATGATGTAGACAAGGCAACAGTAGGGGTGAACTACCCGCCTTTCCATCCGTTCTGCAGAACCACAACGGTACCGTATTATGAAGACGTTGAGAATGAAGGTACCAGGGTTGCAAGGGATCCTAAGTCAGGCAAGAGTTATGAAGTTCCTGCGGATATGAATTATAAACAGTGGTATGATTTATATATTACAAAAGAAACCGAGAAGGAATTTAATGAAAAAGTTGTCGGCACAGTAACAAGCAATGGTATTAAAATAGCAAATGTGTCAAGGCATGCGGTTGAACAGGCAATAAGGAGGAAAGTGCCTGTTGATGATATCAAAGATGCATTGATAAAACCGTTAAAAATTGGTAAGATAAAAATAGATGACCAAGGAAGGAAGAGCCAACGATTTATTGGTTTCAGTGCCACGGTCAATGTGAATACTGATACAGGTGCTATTGCTACCTTATGGAAAACCGGGGCCGCTACAAGAAGAAAATATGGAGTGAATAAGAATGGAGATTAAGTTTAACGAAGCTCAATTAAATGTTCTTAAAAAACTTGGACTTAATTACAATTCAACACAGGATCTTTCCGAAGATGAGCTCGTTGATTTGGAAGAGAGAGTAGGTGATTATCTTACGCTTCATTGCTTAGACAAGGATTATGAACCGAATGAGGAAGGGAAGATCTGCGAAAGTATTTTGGATTTACTGACTGAATTATAATACCACCTATCGGACGAATAGCGACAGGTGGTATTTTTATACCCACAAACAAGCATCTGGGTAGTCAGGTGCTTTTATTATGCCCGTTTGGAGGTGAGAAAATGGCTAAATACCGAAAAAAGCCGGTTGTAGTTGAGGCAATACAATATAACGGAAGAAATTCAGCAGACATACATGAGTTTTGCGGGGATAAAGCAAGGGAGCCGGTTGGCAAGGACTATCTTGAAATCGAGACATTGGAAGGCATTCATAAATGTATTGCCGGAGACTATGTAATAAAGGGAATCAAAGGCGAATTTTACCCTTGCAAGCCAGACATATTTGAGCAGACATATGAAAAGGTTGATTAAGGTAAAGCCTTTTATTTTATCGCCTCTTTGGTATTTCGGGCGTAAACTGCAAAGACATCACCGGACGCAACCGGGAAAAAAGCGATGATGAAAGGAGAATGGATATGACGAAGGAACAACTTCTTGAAATGGGTCTCACAGAAGAACAGGCTGATAAGGTCTTAGCTGCTCATAAGGAAACTTTATCAGGCTTTATTCCTAAAGTTAGATTTGATGAAGTAAACGAGACAAAGAAAGAACTTGAACAGCAGATAAAGGATCGTGATGAACAGCTCAAAGAATTGCAGAAAAAAGTCAAAGGCAACGAAGAACTGGAGAAGACCATCAAGGAACTCCAGGAAGCCAATAGAGCCACAAAAGAACAATATGAGGCGAAAATTAAAGACCTCAAAATTGATGCAGCTATCCGCGAAAAGTTGACAGATGCGAAGTACCCGGAATTACTGATTACTAAGTTTAACCGTAACAAAATAACGGTTGCAGATGACGGAACGGTACTGGGTATCGATGATCAGCTGATTACTATCAAAGAGCAGTATAAAGACTTGTTTAAGCCAGATATAAAGGGTCGAGAACCTAATAACGCTGGTGGAAGTCCTTCAGGAATTAAAAATCCTTGGTCAAAGGAATATTTCAATCTTACTGAGCAAGGGAGAATTTTAAGAGAAAATCCAGAGCTTGCAAAGCAATTAATTGCAAGCGCAAAATAACTAAATGAAAAGGAGAGTGTGATAATATGCCAGCAACAAGAATAACTGATGTAATTGTACCTGAGGTGTTTAATCCTTATGTAATTCAGAGAACAGCAGAGCTGTCTGAGTTGATACAGTCAGGAATTGTACAGAATGATCCTACATTTGACAAATTAGCATTAAGCGGAGGCAGACTTCTCAATATGCCTTTCTGGAATGATCTTACTGGCGAGGACGAGGTTCTCAGTGATCAGAATCCGCTGGATGTTGAGAATATTACAGCGGGGCAGGACAAAGCAGTATTGCTCATGAGAGGTAAGGCATGGGGAGTAAATGACCTCGCGAAAGCTCTTTCCGGTGACGATCCAATGGCGGCAATCGGTGACCTGGTGGCCGGATACTGGGCAAGAAGGATGCAGGTAACACTGTTAAGCATCCTAGAGGGAATTTTTGCCGCTCCTAACATGGCAGGTAATGTTCTTGATATATCCGGTGCGGCAAATTCGGCTATTGATAGCATTACGTTTGTGGATGCCTTGCAGTTACTTGGTGACAATAAGGACAAACTCACCGGTGTAATGATGCACTCTGCAACTGAGGCAAGTCTTATAAAACAGGGTCTCATTACGCAGGAACTTGAGACTATAAACGGTCAGGAAGTCCGTGTTAAGAGATTTCTTGGTAAGAGAGTAATTGTTGATGACGGTTGCCCTGTAGATGCAGGAGTATACACTACATACTTGTTTGGTGAGGGCGCCATCGCTTACGGAAATGGCGAGGCCCCGGTACCTACTGAAACAGATCGTGACAGCTTACAGGGTGATGACATCCTTATCAATCGTAAACATTTCATACTGCATCCTCGTGGAGTAGCGTTCCAGGATGTTGCAGTAGCTGATACAAGTCCTACCAACGCGGAACTTGCCAATCCGGCTAACTGGAGCAGGGTATATGAGAATAAGAACGTCCGTATCGTTCAGTTCAAACATACCCTTCAGTAATCTGTAATCAGGGGCTTGTTAGCCCCTGATATACCTTTAAGGAGGGATGATATGAGCTTAACAGGATTTAATAGAAGACGGCGCATGATTGCAGAAATGAGAGCTAAGGCGGAGACAAAAGTCAAGGCTGTTGAAGCTAAAAATGAAACAATGGATCTGAATAAATGTACTAAAGATAAGCTCAAGGTCTTACTTGATGAAAGGGGAATTGAGTACGATGAAAAAGCAACTAAATCAGAATTAATAGAATTGCTTAGTGATGAGGGCGCTGAATAATCGGCTCCCTCTTTTTGAAGGGAGTTGATGACGAAGTGACCATCGAAGAAATGCTTGTAAAGGTAAAGGAAAACCTTAAAATTCAGGACGGCGGCAAAGATCTTCTTATTACTGACGTTATCCAAGAATGCCTGAACTATTGCAATCTCAAAGAACCTCCTGTTGAACTTGAGCCCTTTATCCGCCGTAAGGTCAAAACCATCCTTGATTATGAAGTCGAATTCGGGTCCAATGCTGTATTTGACGTTAAGTCTATCAAGGAAGGCGATACCTCCATAACCTACAACACAGATGAAGTATCCAGGGAGACTATCTACGGTCTGTCGGACAAAGACAAACAAGCTTTGATGCGTTTCCGGAGGTTGCGGAGATGAGTGTGTTACAAAGGCTGTGGAAGGACCGGATGGATATATACCGTTGGATTGAGGTTGTGGAGAACGGATTCACAAAGCAAAAAGAGGAGCTTGTTTGTAAAAACGTCAAATGCCACTACAGTAAAGGTTCCTTGACCGATGTAGGTGATGACGGGGTGCCATCACTGATAAACTCATATACCTTATTCTGCAGTTTGGATACTGATCTTAAAGAAGGTGATAAAGTCATAGTCACCCAGCGGAATGGCAGGCAGGTTACTCTTACAGTTGGCGAAGGCTTCCCGTACAGCACACATCAAGAATTCTCTGTGAAAAGAGTTGATACAGCATGAGCAGTAGTAATTTTCGGAGAAATAAGGCTTTTATAGAAAAGTTTAGAAAAGAGCTTAAGTCTATGTTGGATGATATTTCGGAGATCGACAAGAGAGTTCTGAATAAAGCTGTCCAAGCAGGTGTGAAAAAAGCAAAGCAACTTACTAATGTAAGTGAAGGCGGAAATGTAGTTGAGTTTTATACTCGTTCCGGAGAGCATGTCCGCTTTACTACTTCAACATCAAGAGTCGGCGGGAAGATGAGGGAAGCATGGTATACGACACCTACCAAGAAAACTGCACAAGGTGTTGAGAAAGAAATGGGCAATACACAGGATTATGCAAGCTATGTGAACTATGGACATGTAATAAGAAACAAAAAAGACGGACCAATTAAAGGATTCGTAAAAGGACAGTTCATGCTTGAGAAAGCGATAAATGAGGTAGAAAAACAGCTTATAAAAGAGTTCGAAAAAGAAGTCGAGAGGGTGAATAAGAAGCATGATAAGTGAAATTAAGCAGGCAATTGCGCAAAAGATATTAGAGCTATACCCGACAGCTACCATTTATGACGAAGATATCCCTCAAAACTTCAAAACGCCCTCATTCCTGGTAACCGTGATTGAACAAAGCTACGGCAAGAGGCTCGCCAACAAATACAGCAGTACTGTTTCCCTTGATGTGGCCTATTTCAGTAACAAAGAAAAAAACGAGGTCAAATCCGACTGCCAGGCGGTACAAGTGAACCTGCTACGGGCTTTTGACCTGGTGGGAACCTTCCGAGCACAGAATCTGCAGGCAACCATTGTGGATAACGTTTTGCGTATTACCTTTGATGTGAGGTATTCGGAGATAAAGACAGGCAAAGAGATTCCCAAAATGGAAGCTCATACAACAAATACAGACATAAAGGAGTGATAATATGGCAGGAACATGGGAAAACCAGAATAAAATCCTCCCCGGTGCATATATAAATTTCCGGACTAATGCCCCGCTCTCCATAACTCCAGGAGAAAGGGGCATTGTTGTTATACTTCAGGAAGTTAGTAAGGGCACTAAGGGAGATATATACCGTATTGCGGCCTTAGAACAGAGTGAATGGCCGGAAGGTGTGAACGATTTAGATAAGTTGCTGGTAAACGAAGCATTGAAAGGTGCACAGACAGTAATAGTTTATAACCTTGGCACATCCCATGATGGAGAAGATGTCGAAGATGCATTAGAAGTCCTGAAGACTGTTGACTTCAACGTACTTTGCTATCCTTATGACGGGGCTAGCTATGACGCTAATAAAGCTACAATTCAGAACTGGATTGAAGCCATGAGGGATGACGAAGGTGTAAAAATCCAAGGTGTTATGGCTAATCATGATGCAGATAGTGAGGCGATCATCAATGTAACTCAGGGCGTAAAGCTTGCTGATGAAACGGAACTGACACCTGCACAGACAACTGCCTGGGTGGCCGGAGTGACTGCTGGGGCACGAATTAATCAGAGCAATACCGGACGCGAATATGTTGGCGCTATTGATGTGGTCCCAAGGATGACCAAAACGGAAATGGAAACTGCAGTTCAGAATGGAGAGTTTGTTTTCAAGGTTGACTCAGCGCAGAATGTTACCGCAGTATATGACATCAATTCATTAACTTCTCTCACAACCGACAAAGGTAAGCCGTTTACCAAGAACAGGGTCATAAGAACCCTTGATGGCATTAACGATGATATTGTAGAGATATTTGAAAGCAATTATGTCGGCAAGGTGAACAACAATGCTGATGGTCGGTCCTTGCTGAGAGCCACTTTGATAGAATACTTCAACGAGCTACAAAGACTTAATGCCATTCAGAATTTTGCCCCTGAGGATGTGACCGTTTCCCCTGGAACCGATAGTGATGCTGTTGTTATCGATTGTTACATCCAGCCAGTCGATAGCGTTGAAAAGATTTATATCACGGTAAATCTGGGGTAAGGAGGGATAAAGAATGCCAGAAAATTACACAAGATTAGCGGATACTTTATCGGCAAAGGAAGGAAAAGCATATATCACCATAGACGGGCAAAACAGAGAACTGTTCGAAGTATCTGCTTTATCTGCCCAGCTTAATTTAATAGTACAAGCAAGGAGAATGTTAGGACACCGCATGACACAGCACAAGGTTGTCGGAGTAGAAGGTACAGGCTCCTTGACTATGTATTTCATGAATAGCCAGATGCTTAACCAAGCTATTCAGTATTTGCGAACAGGCAATTATAGGGGGCTAAGGCTCCAGGTAAAGAATGAAGATCCGCAGTCTACAGTGGGCAAGCAGGAAATTGTATTGTCAAATGTAATTCTTGCATCAATACCAGCTGCAATACTTGACGACCAGTCAGATGATCCAATTACATTTGATACAGATTTCACCTTCGATAATATCGAAAATCTTGAAAGCTTCCAATTGCCTGAAAATTATAGATAAGCGACCACCACCCCCCTTGTAAACATATTTACCATAAAGTAGAATGAAAAAGGAATATATTTACAAGGGGGATTTTTATGGCCAATAGGGTTATAGCAGGGGATTATAAGGGACTCGGGATAGGGTGTTCAGTCGGAAGTGTATTTATTACAACGTCTATTTTAAAGCCATTATACCTTGATAAAAATACTGTGGAATCATATGAAGTTATAACTGAAGAGCATAGAAAAAGTGCAGCGAGTGGTGTTACGCGTGGTCTTATAGGCGGTGCTTTACTGGGGCCTGTAGGAATGCTGGCAGGTGGTTTAAGCGCTAAAAATAAAGGAACATATCAGATTGCAATACAATTTAAGGATGGCAAGAAAAGTCTTATAGAAGTTAACGATAAAATATATAAGGCTTTAATTGCGACCCTGTTTTAACTAAATTAATAAATAAACTGTGGACTATATGCACCTGCTTAAATGTGGGTGCTATTTTTATTGAAAAATAATATGGAGGGATATTATGAGTAGTTTGAAAGCATTTCTGAATCCAGTGAAAGTTGATAATAAAGAAGTAATCATTTCTAATAGATTCCAGGAAGAAGGTAAGCCTGTTCCCTTTGTTATCAGGCCAATTACTCAAAAGGAAAATGAACTGCTTATTAAAAAGTTCACGAAAAAGGATAGGCGAGGCAATGAAACATTCGACAGAACGGGTTATATTCACGAATTGACAGCAAGTGCCGTGGTATTCCCAGATTTAAAAAATACTGAATTACAGAAGGCCTATGGTGTATTAGGTGAGGCCGAACTGCTTAAAGCAATGTTGCTTGTTGGTGAGTTCGCGGAACTTTCTCAGGCTGTACAGGAATTGAGTGGACTTGATGTTGACATCAACGAGGAGATTGAAGAAGTAAAAAACGCATAAGGCAAGGTGATGCCGAGTTTAACCTGGCTCACTTTGCTTTACAGAAACTTCATATTTTGCCCTCTACTTTAGCCGAGATGAGCGATAAGGAGAGGGCTTTCATTTATGCAAGCATTCAGTTGCGTGTGGAAGACGAAAGGAAAGAAGCAGCAAAAATAAAAGCTGCCCGAGGTAAAGGCCGGAGAGGGGGCAGGAGAAGATAATGGCTACTCTAAAGGCAATGTTCAAATTGTTTGATGGTTATTCGTCAACTATCAGCAAAATAAATAAGAAAACTGATGAAGCTACTAACAAAATTCTTAAAGCAAGTGGACAGACAGACAAATTTAATGAAAAACTAGAGCAGACTGGTGCAAGCGCAAATAAGGCAAGTAATGGGTTGGGCAAGTTAGTTAAAACATTTATTAGCTTTGCCGCTATTAAAAAAGGAATAGAAATTATTGATGAGTTTACCAATACGGCCGCAAGGCTTGATCTTATTAATGACGGTCTGCAAACGCAGGCTGAGCTTCAGGATAAAATTTTTGCGGCGGCTAAGCGTTCACGCGGTGTATATTCAGATATGGCAGATGCAGTAGCGAAAATGGGGTTGCTTGCAAAAGATGCATTTACCTCAAATGATGAATTAATAGCGTTTACTGAACTGGTTCAGAAATCCTTTAAATTAGGTGGTGCAAGCTCAAGTGAACAATCTTCTGCGTTACTGCAGCTTACCCAGGCTATGGCAGCCGGAAGGCTTCAGGGTGACGAATTCCGGTCTATCATGGAGAACGCTCCGATGATAGCTGACGCTATCGCAAAATATATGGGCAAGCCAAAAGGTGAGTTAAAAGAGTTGGCAGCAGAAGGTTTAATTACTGCAGATATCATCAAAAAGGCCATGTTTGATTCAGCTGGTGATATCAACACTATGTTTAAAGACTTGCCCCGAACATTCGGGGATATCTGGAATGAAATCAAAAATGGTGTGCTGAAATCGTTCATCCCTGTAATGAAAAACATTAATTCCTTGATAAATAGCCCCGGATTCACTATATTTATGGATAAATTTCTTAAAGGTATTAATGGAGTAGCTATTGCCCTCAATTTTATTATCAATACTCTAAGAGAAATTGGAGATTTGATTGCCTATTTCTGGCCTTCTATAGAACCAATACTTGTTGCGGTAACTGCGGCTTTAACTTTGTGGGGTGTTACTCAAATACCTATGCTCATTACGAAACTATGGCTTATGGTACAACCCATACTGGCGCAGGCAGCTGCATGGGCGATGGCAAATTGGCCTATTTTATTAGTAGGTGCTGCTATAGGTTTGCTTCTTTATGCCATACTTAAATTTGGAGATGCCGTTATTGAAGTCGTTGGAATTGTTGGCGGTGTATTCGGCGGACTCTTCGCTTTCATGTACAATGCGGTGGCATATTTTGTAAATATTTTTATCAGCCTAGCTGAGTTTCTTGCAAATGTGTTTGTTAACCCAGTATACAGCATTAAGAAACTCTTTGTAGACCTGGCGACAAATATACTTAATCTCGTTCAAGCGATAGCTCAAGCCATAGATAATGTACTTGGTACAAAAATGGCTCAAAGTCTGCAAAATTTAAAAGATACAATGCATGAGTGGCTCGGTGAAAAGCCTGAAAATTATAAAGAGTTCACAAAAATGCAGATGATGGACATCACTGAATCTATCAATTTTGGTTACAGCGTAGGAAAACAGGTTGGTTCTTGGGCGGTAGAAGGTGTTCAGGATATTGCAGGGAGAATAGGAAGCGTATTTGGGGCATCAAAAGTCATAGGAGGATCAGGACTAGACTCGTTAATGGTTAATGGTGCAATGCCCGTCATCGGTAAAAATGGGGGAAAAGTGGAAGTTGATATGTCAGATGAAGACTTGAAATACCTTCGAGACATAGCTGAAAGAGAATATATCAACAAATTCAGTACGGCAACTCTTGCTCCTAATATCCAAATAACATTCGGGGATGTCCATGAAGAAGCAGACGCAGACAAAGTTGCGAAAAGAATAAGAAAGATACTCCAGGAAGAGATTGCTATGGCCGCAGAGGGGGCATATGCATGAGTTATGCAGTGTTTTTTGATAAAGATAATGCAACATACAGGCTTCCAGTCAATCCTGAAGAGATAGAAACATCCAGCACCCAGGCTATTGAAAAATATGAAATACTGAAACTTGGTCAGATAGCAATTCCTACCCACATGGAACTCAAAGAATACAGCTTTGAATGCGAATTGCTCCACAGACCCCTGCATTATGTCGAAACAACCGGAGATTTCGAGGAACCAGACTTCTATCTGAAACTTTTTGAGCAGTGGAGGCAGGCAAAAGAGCCTGTACGATTCATTGCATCTAACGGTATTGGTGATGATATCAATACTCTCGTATTGATTGAAGAGCTGACTGTCACCGAAAAGGCCGGGGAAGAAGGCGACAAATACATAAGCTTTAAACTGCTTGAATATCGGGAATTTGGCAAAAAATCAGTGGTAGTACCTGTAGCAACTCACACTGCGCCACAGTATCTGGCCGCAAAAAAACAAGAACCTGCGCCTCAGGTAAGCCCTAAGAGCAATGGGATTCATGTTGTGCAGCCGGGTGATACCTTGTGGGCATTAGCTAAGAAATACTACGGCAACGGAAATCAATATTCAAAGATCGTCAATGCTAATAAAGATAAAATCAAGAACCCTAACCTGATATATCCCGGTCAGAAGCTGGTGATACCATGATGGAATTTTTAGTGGAAGTGAAAGGCAAAATATATGAGATCAGCGAGCTTGTTACATCTGTTTCTTATTCGGATAAGCTGAATGATGGATGTAGCAAGCTCAAATTTTCTTATATTGACGATGACCTGAGCATTGAAAATGGTAGTGTAGTTCGCTTTAAATATGATGGAGCCGATATTTTTTACGGTTATGTTTTCGAACATAGCCAGAATAAGAAGAAAGAAATAAGCGTTACGGCATATGATCAACTCCGATATGCTAAAGCCAAAGATACCATTGTTTGCAAGGATGATACTGTTACGACTCTTGTAAATAAAATGTGTAATTATTTTAATTTACGAAAAGGACCTTTGGCGGATATAAGATACAAACTTCCTGTGTCAGTTCAAGATGATAAAACATGGCTTGACATAATTTATGCAGCAATAAGTGATACATTAACGAATACAGGGAATTGGTACTGCCTGCGTGATGAGTTTGGAAGTATAGCGATTAGAGATATTCAGGATTTACAGCTTGATCTTATCCTTGGCGATGAAAGTCTGGCTTATGATTATGAATATGAGAAGACCATTGATGATAATTTCTACAACCAGATTAAAATAGTGAGCGATAACGAAACCACAGGTAAACGGGATGTATATATTGCTAAGGATAGTAGCTCTATAGCCCGATATGGCCTTCTGCAATATTTTGAGGTTCTTGATAAGAATGCCAATCCTTCACAGGCAAAGGCAAAAGCAGATATGATGCTGAAATTATATAATAGGGAGCTTGAAACCTTAACCCTAAATTGTCTTGGAGATGTCAGGATAAGGGCCGGCTCAAGCTTTTATGGAAACATAGAAGATATTCAGTTGAATAAGAGGCTGATAGTCCGCTCAGTAACTCATGATTTTCTCCCTGTCCATACCATGACAATAGAGGTGGCAATATGATAAATGAGATAAAAACAATTGTCCATAACTATCTGAACAATGCAAAACTGACGAGTCTAATGATCGGTACTGTAACCAGTGACGGAGTCCAAGTCAGTGATAGACTTACAATTCCTAACGAACTTATCAAAGGGAATCTCAAAGGCTTTATTGCTCCTGGCGACACAGTAAGACTTATTCGTAATCATGGCGGTCAGGAGTTTTATATTGTGGAGATAATTAACTGTCCCTTCATTGCAAAGGGAGCAACAATTACATTATCCAGAGACGGTCAGACCTACGAATACAAGGTAGAGGATGTGAAACTATGATTCCAAGAGCATCCATTATTGACGTTGAACTTTTCCCTGAAGAAGTGATTGAAACAAGCCGAACATATAGACTATCAAGTGACAAAATACAAGGTTATACAGACGGTCTGGAGGCTCTCAAACAAGCTATATATAAGGTGCTCAATACAGAACGTTACGAGTACCCAATATATAGCTTTAATTATGGCATTGAGCTTGAAAGCCTTATCGGGAAAGATAGAGCTTATGTCCAGGTTGAACTTAAACGCCGAATCAGTGAATGCCTATTACGGGATGAGAGGATAACTGGTGTAGATAATTTCAGGTTTGTGATAAGCGGTGATGAAATGATATGTACATTTGACGTTCACAGTATATATGGAGACCTTACTGTTACCCGGGAGGTGAATATATAATGTGGGAAAACATGACCTATGAAAATATACTGAATGATATGTTGAGCCGGGTGCCTTCAAATGTTGATAAACGAGAGGGTTCTATTATTTATGATGCTTTGGCCCCGGCTGCCCTAAAGTTAGCGGAAATGTATTTCCAGCTACAACAATTTCTCGACCTTGTATCTGGAGATACTGCAGTAGGTGAATATCTGGACAGAGTTGTGGCTGATTACGGTATCACCCGGAAACCGGCTACAAAAGCAATCAGAAAAATAGTCACTTCAGGTCCGGTTGATATCGGAACCAGATGGGGGCTGAATGATACCACCTACATAATTACTGAGCAAATTGCGACAAATGAGTATAAAGCTGAGTGTGAGCAGGAAGGGGATATAGGAAACCGGTATACAGGTACTCTTGAGAACATTGATAATGTGTCCGGTGTGACTGCTGAATTAACTGATATCATCACCTCTGGGAATGATGAAGAGTCGGATGACAATCTTAGGGCCCGATTCTATCAGCAGATACAGTCTCCCAGCACAAGTGGTAATGCAGCCGACTATGTGAAGTGGGCTCTTGAGGTTCCGGGTGTTGGCGATGCAAAGGTATTTCCTCTTTGGAATGGTCCGGGCACAGTGAAAGTACTGATAGTCGATAGCACTATGGAAGTGGATGAAACACTTGAACAAGAGGTATATGACTATATCGAAACAGTTCGGCCGATCGGGGCAACAGTTACAGTTGATAGCCCTGCAGAAAAAGTGATAGATGTATCAGCCAATATTGTGCTTGATGGCTCCAAAACACTTGAAGAGGTGGAAACTGCATTTGCAAGTGCGTTTACAGAATATTTAAAAAGTACAGTTTTCGCAACCTACACAGTCAGTTATGCCCGGATAGGTAGTATACTGTTATCCACTCCTGGGGTTGAAGATTACACGGATTTACTTGTTAACAATGATACCTCTAACATCACCATAGATGATAAAGAAATGCCTATTGCCGGGACTGTGACATTCACGGAGGTGTCTTGATGATATGGAATTGATGAACTTGTTGCCCGGATACTACCAAGACAATCAAACCATGAAGAGCCTTCAAGACATCCTCTCAGGGAAGATAAACGCTCTGGCCAGTAATCTAAATGAGACAGTCGATGAATGTTTCGTAAATACTGCCTCTGCCCTTCTTTCCCGGTATGAAAAAATATACGGATTGCAGGTAGACGTAAGTAAAACTGCTGAATTCCGGCGAGAACGAATACGGGCGAAGATCAGAGGTATTGGGACAGTAACAAAGCAGATGATTATTGATACTGCAGCATCTTATAGCAACGGTGAGGTTGAAGTAATCGAGGATCCTGCAAACTATCGCTTCATTATTAAATTTGTGGGGACACTTGGAATTCCATCAAACATGGCAGATCTGATATTAACGATCGAAGAAATCAAGCCGGCTCATCTGACTTATACCTTTGAATACACTTATAGGACTTATGGTGAGCTCAGTGCATACATGCATGAACAATTGAGTGAGTATACACACGCAGAGCTCAGGGAAGGAGAGATTAACTGATGCCGAATTATACCGAATATTATAATCTTAAAAAGCCTTTACCTAATGAGAATTATAATATTGAAGACCAGAATAGTAACATGGATCTCATAGATGGTGCACTGAACAAAATTGCAGTGAAGTCTATAGAATATGCTGTAGCTAACGGCACTAATACATATACTGCATCTATTTCAGGGATTACGTCTCTTACAGAAGGCCTCAGTATAAAAGTAAAATTCACTAATGCCAACACCGGTGCCAGCACTTTAAATATCAACGGACTGGGGGCCAAAGAAATCCGGAAAAGTAACGGAAATACTTTAGTTTCCGACAATATTAAAGCTGGTCAAATATGTCATCTTGTTTATGACGGTGTAAATTTTCAGTTGTTGGGTGAAGGAGGTGAATATGGGACTGCCCAGCCAGAGCACGTATTAGAAGGTTATACCATAGGAACCGAAGAAGGGATAAAGATCGGTGAAATGCCCAATAATGGTTCGCAAACAGACATATTGACTATTAATGGGGCAAGTAAGCCAACTAAAAACCTTCCTCAAGGTTTTATCACTGGGGGAACTATTACAGCGCAGGTAAATAGTAATCAAGCACAGTATATAAAAAAAGGGTATACTTTAGGAGGCTGTGTGGGTGAGCTTGAACCTTTAGTAAGTCCTAAAAAAGCCATGAATCTTCCTTTTAGTTATGAGTTTATGGATTCGACCGCATTGTTTTCATTTTTTGTCACCGGGGAGAATGAATTAGTTTATAGCGATAATGGTACGCTTAAATTTTATAACTTTTCGGGTACATTATTACGCTCTTTTAATACATACTTTACCGGAGGTTTAATACATTACGATAAGTTTAGGAATCAAATCCTTGTATATGTACATTTATCGGATCCATTTGATAAATTAAGTATTTTTAATTTAGGTGGGACTCTAATTTCTACTACTGCTAACTTTTTTCCCTCCAGCAGTACGCGAAGATGCGTAGGTGCTACTAAAAATAATTATTTAGTATCATATGAAACTACCGCCGGTAGTTGGCGTCTACGTTCTTATAATCTTTCGCTAACACTTATAAATTCACGGAGTATACCCGGTTACGGAAATCCTTCAATGATGATTGGCTTTGAAGATTGTGTAGTGCATTATACTAAGGATGCCAGTGGGACAAATAGACATTTTGTGCTTTATGATGAAGACTTAAACTATATTTATGAAATTCCAGTGGGATTGTTATTAGGTATTAAATAACAAGGAGGTTATTTACATGATAAAATTTTATCACATCAATAATTTGTTAGACATATTTGGGAGACCTGATTATAAGGGGCTTAATCTTGATGTATTTGTTCCGGGTAGTCAGGTGTTATCTCATGACTTTAGAGAATGTATTATAGCTACGACAGAAGATTTTCAGGGCTATCATGAAGACTTGACTGAGTTAACTGAGGAACAGTACATAGCTGAAAGAGAACGAATTAAATCAGAATATCCTACTTCAACAGACACTATACAGGAGTTGCAAAATAGGCTTCAAGAAGCAGAACAAGCGGTGCTTGAGTTGTCAATCCTTATAGGGGAGGTCATGAACAATGTTTAATGACAACAGTGGACTCGTAAAAATTTGGGTTAGAACTATACAAGATCCGGAAGACCCAAGAACGATTGATGATGTACCTGATATAAGTAATTTAAGAGAAGTAGTTGCCAGTTTAGTCTCTTAAAAAAAACAAATACGACATAAAGGACTCGGTTCACCGGGTCCTTTTAATTTTGCAAAAGAAAGCGAGGAAAATATATGGAACAAAAAACTTTTCTTGCACTCATAGGCTTTGTTGTCTCATTCATCACTGGTAGCATTAGTATACCTATGGTAGTCCTTTTGATTCTGATTATTCTTGACTACATACTGGGAATTGCGGCTGCAATCAAAGATGAGAAGAAATTCGATCTTTCAAAGGCTATCTGGGGGGCAGTGAAAAAAGTCGGGTATGCGATTGTTATTCTGTTCGCAATTTTAGTGGATTTACTTCTGATCCAAGGCATTAATGAGATAGGTTGGGATGCGCCTTTTAGGGCGATATTCTCAGTAGCTGCGACAGTATATCTTTGCGGAATTGAATTTTTCAGCGGTTGCAGGCACCTTATTGCTTTAGGGGTACCAGTGCCAACCTTTTTGGTGAAGTTTGCTGAGTTTCTTACCGAGAAAGCTGAAAAGGTCATGGACCCGGACGGTGATCAGACATGAGAGTAGTATTTGACATTGGCCATGGTTCAGATACCTGGCCACCATCAAAAGGTGTGAGGCTGCCTGACGGAACAGAGTTTGCCGAACACAATTTTAACTCGGCAGTAGCAGTCAAAGCCAAAGAACTTGCCGAGAAGCAGGGCTTTGAAGTCCTGTTTACACAGCAGCCTTATTCTCCCGAGGTGAAACTTGGCCCAAGGTGCAACTGGGTGAACAACGAACATAAGAACAAGCCAATTCTCTGCCTGGTATCCTTCCATGCTAACGCTGCGGCGGACAAGAAGGCCTCCGGCTGGGGAGTATTTCACTGGCACAATTCCACAAACGGAAAGCGACTGGCAGAACTGTGGGCGAAACATGCAAAAACCATACTTCCTATTAAGGCATGGGGTCAGGGTATATGGCAATGTGTCCCGGGAACATGGTCCAATTTTGATATTGTCAGAAAACCAGTCATGCCATGTATCCTGATTGAGCATTTCTTCTTTACGAACTTTGATGAATTGAAGAAGTGCAATACTCCGACAATGATTGACCTGTTCGCAGAGGTAACGGTCAGGGCTTTGTGCGAGTATACAGGAATAGCCTATAAAGAGCCAGTAAAGAGTACAACTGAAGAATACAAAAGAATAATCCAAGAACATTGCCGATTCTCAAATCCCCAGGGAGTTTGGGACGTAATAGAAAAATACCATCCTTATCCTGAAGCCCTGCTGATGCAGTGGGCAAGAAGTTATAATGATACCCCCGGTTAA